CGAATACAGCAACCATGCCCAATGCAAGTTTGTTGACGGGTTGAACATGTCGTCAGGTGTCAAACCCATTTGCGCCCACCATTTGTGGTGTGCCGCATAGTTAGCCTGGATAAGTCCAAAGTCTGCACAGGGGCTATCAGAATGGCTTTTGCTGCACGCTGTCGCCTTACACCTAGATTCACGCCACATAATTTTAGACAGCGTTTTAAGCACGGCTGGGTCATTAGGCCACCCTGCGTTTACAGCGGTCAAAAACCATTGTGCACAAGGCAAGTCCCGCAATTCCTCAGCAAAGACGACAGGCGCAACCGTTGTCGTCGTCGTAGTCAACGGCGGGTACAGCTGGCCCACCACTTGACTAGGCGTATACATTTGCACGGTGATTCGAGGGCTTGTCTGGACGACAGGCGATAACTCAACGGGCGCCGTAGCAAAGCCTGTAACTACCGTCCAGCACATAAGCCAGGTGAATAGGGCTAATCCTATAAAGCGTTTAACAGTCATTTTGGTGTCCTTTAGTCGGGGTAAGGTCGGGATATGTCTACCGATTCGGTGCGATGAAGTCAAGCACCCTTGAAAATGGTTTTAAACGCATGGGCCACAATGTCTGGGTGGTCAGCTAGTAGCGGCGATATTTCCACGTGAACCCATGTGCCGTTTTTGCTGCCGATAGTGTTTTTTTCGTAGATACGCCAGGCGTCCCTATCGCAACGGTAACCAGCGCCCCAACCAAACTTAGACGGCTTATAGGTGTTGCTGTAGTCGTGTATCTCCTCAACACCTAAAATGTCACGGTGAACATACAGAAAGTCAATTAGCTTGTAGCGGGTCACCCTGTCACAAGACAAGTCAAATGCCCGCCAGGTGCTATGCACAGACTTAGGCGGGTTAGGCATACCAGAATTTTTAATAAGGCGGTCCGCAAATATGCCTAAAGACTTGACGCCAAATAGGAATTCGCAATAGTCCACAAACGTTTTAGTGCCCAATCGGGGACGGGCATGTACGGAATCTTTAAGTCCCGTGTAGGGCCGTATCGTCACTTAGGTTTCCTACCGATAATCGGCGGTGTTTCTGTTGTGCCTCGAATACCGTTGCCTATCCCGTATCCAACAATAGAACCAATAAGCCCTGTGCCTGCTGACTGTTCAATTTTGCCAAGCGCCATAAGCACAGTAATAGACGCCAAACCAAACATCACAATGAGCGCTTTAGGAGGGTTAGTGATATTCATAGCGGCGGGTCTGGTATGTCGGCTTCGTTGGACGGAATCCACGTAGCGGGAAAGTCTCTAATCTGTTGACGCCACACGGCCCACTCCGCAGATTTCTCTATTGTTAACGGGTTGTTAGGGATTTGTGTCCAGTCGGAGGCATACAGCATTTCTATAAGCACCTGGTCTAAAGCCTGTTCCAAACTTTGTGTTTCCGTATCTGGGTTTAATGGCACAATCATTAGTAACCGCTTCCTACATCTAGGGCGTACAGCTGCGGGAACCGTGTAGCGCTTCGAGTGGTTGTGACTGTGCCCGCTGACGCCTGCAAGGTTGAAACAATAGTTAAAGACCCTGACGCCGTAGCCGTGTAAATAAGTTGGGTCGTAATGTTTGAAGTGTTCGCCGTTGGGATAGTGGCAAAACTTTGGTTTAAAACGGCGCCTAAAATGTCGGTTACTCTAATACGGCTAGTCAAAATTCCTGCACTAGTACCGAGTATGGACGGTTCAAAATAAATAATGCTGTAGTTACGCCCGTTAACAGCGGTGAAAGTGTAGGTAAGCATTACCTCCTCCGCCGTAATAGTGGAATCGGTTGTAGTAGATGTGGCAGGCGTAGCCATAAGGCCACGAGGCCACGCATTGGCAGCAACTGCGGTCAGAATTTGCCCAGCAGAAAACGTGGTATTGGCTGTCATTGGTTACGCCGCCTCATAGTAAACATTCCAAAAAAAGGAATCGCCTGCGGTCTGTGTAAATGGCACTGTCGTTGTAATGGTTGATTCCGTTACATAAGTGCCTGACGCCAGCTGGGCGACAATGTTCATTGCGTTATTCGTGCCGTTGACTGCGCGGCAGATTAAAAAGAAGTTGTTTGAGGTACCGTTGTTTCGATAACCCGCTGTACCCATTGAGTTATTTGGGCCCGTAATAAAGCCGCTATCTGCATTTATTGGCAAACTGACTTGTAGGCCCGAAGTGTTAATGGAGGTAGTACTACCCCACAAAACACGGCCCCAATAATGCACAAAGTTATTTACCCTGCAATAAGCGCTGGTGACTGTCGCATTGCCAACAGTAAGGCCCGACGGATAGGTAGGCGTATAGCTGGTGTAGGTGCCTAGCACCGTGTTGCCAATACCTACTTTAGTTTCTAGCGCCTCGACGGCGCCGTTAATGTCTACATGTAGCCCGCTATGTGACGGCGACGTTAAAAGGCTGGTAGGCGTAGGGTCAGAAAATGCGTCAATGCTGGTAGGAAAAGTTGTTGCCATATTAAACCCCTAGCCTGTTGCCCTGTTCAGCGTTACTGTCGTTGTAAGTAAATCCGAATTCATCATAATCTATTTCGCTGTCATATATGGGGGCGCCTCCCAAAGTGCCAAAAACGTCGTCATCTAGAATAAAGTTTGAATAGTACGTTATTGGCGTCATGGAATAGTCAATAGTGGTACCGCTGGTCGTGGCGTTTACTGTCACCTGTTCAGGGTAAAAATATCCTGTAACTTCCGATTGTCCAGGCGGCGTGTATGTGACGCTAACAAATTGTCCAGCTGACAAAAATATCGTTAATTGTTGCAGGGCGGTACTTTCTTGCCCATAGTCAACAATGCTCATATTAAGCATAACGGTTTCAGGTTCGGTAAAAGCGTTGGCGTACCATTCGGCGGTTTCCGCTACAAGGTTGCTTTGTGCTGTCGTCGCCGTAAATGTTCTGACGCTGTAATAAAAAGCGTTGTCTGTATTAGTTTTGGTGACGGTTGACGCAGAACCCGTTACGGTTGCCTGGTTATAAAACAGGCTGTTAGACGCCGCCTCGACACGGGTTAGGTTTTGATAGGCAACCTGTGTCGCCGAAGTTGTAGGCCCAATGGTTAGCGCTGTAGTTATGTACGGTGCAAATTCAGACGGTGGGTGGTAATAGTTGACGCCGCCAGCTGTAAACAAAATTCCACGGTCACCGCTAATTATCTCATTTATACGCTGGTTAGCGTTAGTAGTAAATGTGCCTACAGAAATGTCGACATCGTTAGCGTCTTGAAATATTTCTATTAACGGTAACAGAGTGTCTATTTCTTGAATTTGGTTAGTCACGCTGACAAGGCTTTGATTTTGTAAATTAGCTTGTCCAGCCTGCAACATAGAGTCATTAATCAAAACTGTCATGGTGCTATTAACGCCCGTACCAGGCAAATCGTTAAAGTTTCTTGACGCTATGCGGCCCTTAAAAACGTCCTCGTAAAGTAAACCGCCGTAAGCACTTATCAAAAGTTCATCGCCAACGCTTACAAATGATTCTGTGCCACCATAAGAAAACATTGTGACCGTAGCGCTGTTGCCCGAATACGGCGACAATGGCGTTGGGCGCCCCATGGAAAAACTTAGTGACTGTACATATGTCGAAATGTCATTATTTGACTGTGAGACATTAACCACTTTCCAAACCAGTTTTGCCATTACATAGCCCGAATGTTTACTGGTACTGGGCCAGATGTGCGCACATATCTTTGTAGCGCTTGTACAACGGCGTTGGGGTCTGCGCCCTGCACATTGACTGTCACGGTGCTACCTGTTGACCCGCCCATTCCTCGACTGTTACTAGACAAGTCGGGCGCCCGCCTCATGCCTGCACCGGAATCATGTACGCCAGGTGCGGTGCCAGGTTCTCCGCCCATACGCCCAAACTTAACGCTGCCTATCTCTTTAATGTCTACGCCAGGAATAAGGTTCATTGCTTTAATAATAAGGTTGACAGCTTTAATCCAGCCGTTAACCATAAATTCGACATAGGACAAAACGCCGTTTACAACAGATTTTACGACGTTGCGGAATCCCTCAAACTTCTTGTATGCCATTACAACAGCAACGCCTAACGCAATGACGGCGGCGGTTATTGCTACGGCAGGGTTTAACATCATGGCCGCATTAACAGCAAGGATAGAAACCGCCAGTAAGCCCATGGCGCCAATGACAACCGCTAACAAGGTTGGGTTTTTCTCCGCCCATGCCGAAAACTTTTGGACGACAGGCAACAACTTTTCAAAGACAGGCAGAAAAGCCATGCCGATAGATTCCTTAGTTTCATCAAAAGCAATACCTAATTTTTTCATGCCACCAGCTGCGGTGTTAGCGGCTGCTTCACCTGCACCACCAAAGTTAGTTTCAAGGGTCGCTAGCACTTCCTCAAGGCTGGCGCCGTCTTTAATCATTGCCTTTAACTCAGGTGACAGGGCTTGTAGGCCACGCATGTTGCCCGCATACGCTTTAGCCAGAGCGTCAGAAACGCTCGCAAGGTCCTTACCTGTACCAGCGCTTATGTCGATTGCAATATTTAGGAGGTCTTGCGCTTTAGTAACGTCTTTAGTGGCGACTATTAGCGCTTGTAGGGCTGGGCGTGCGTCGCCGTCTGAGATTGCCACGGACTGTCCTAGGCTAGATATGTATTCCTCGACGGCTTTAATCTGTTTATCTGTCGCTTTTGTTGACGCTTTAATTTGCCTGGCTAGCGACGCCTGCGCCGCCTGGTCCTCAATGGCAGCAGATACAGCAGAACCGATAACAGCGGTGACAGCACCTAAAGCGGCAGCTGCGGGTACAGCGGCTTTCTTGATAAGAAATTGGGCTTTCTGCCCAGCTGTCTCAAGTTTCTTAAATTCTTTAATAGCCTGTTTTATTCCTGCGTCTTTAAATTCTGTTATTAGCGGAATTGAAATAGCAGCCATGGTCAGTACCTTAGTTTTGTTTCTGTTTGTTTGGCGACGGTTTGCACCAGGTCAGCTAAATTGTCTCTAACCTTGTCGTCGTTGGCTTCCGCTGCGGGCCACATGGTGCGGGACGGATTACCGAAACGACGTGACAATGCTTCACCGAAACGGTTTGTTGTCGTCCTGCCTGCAATGTCAAAGATTGCGCCGTTACCGTCTTTCTGTTGCACAGTAAGAAACGCTGCTTTACTAGGACGCAACGACACTTTGACGCCTCGCACGGCTTTAGTTTGCACATAAGGGAATATTTGTCTGC